CGCAGTCATAGGAACGGAACCTGAAAAGAGTAACGTTCTAAAACAAAATAAAGACCCAAAAACTAAAGGCAAGGCCTTTAAGAAAGCGGGCCGCATTGATCTGATGCGTAATAGGCCTGGTTATAAGAAACCAGTCTTCAAACCAGAAGCAGTGTCCAGCACGGTCTTAGCGACTGATGCGGCCAATGCCTTTGTTATGAAGAGACTCACTAAGAAGCTATCCAAGCTTGAGACGTCTATTATTGGTATTGACACTTCATTGGTGTCAAAATCAAAATTAAGAAAAATTCGGAGAATTAAGGAACAACTCCGGAATAATGGTTTTGGTAATACTTCTGTTAACAGAAGTTTGAAAACAAAGCGTAAGTACATACAGCGAGTGGAAAGATTAGTCGAACTTTCAAAACCAATAGCTAGTACCGCCCCCAAACCACAATTAACTCTTAAGAAGCTTGAACCAACTTCATATGCACAGGCACTTAAGAGACCTGAACAGATTGTCCTATCTCATCATCCTGATGATTTGTGGGCTGCAGCAGGTAGGGTGCCTTATGTTTTTAATCCTCTAACAGATTGGGAATTCGGAAGTAATGCTTGGGATACCTTTATGAATAGTACTAATGATATGTCATTGGCTACTTCATTTATCCCGTTTACTGATGAAGTTTTCATATACGATGAATTTACAAAAACATGGGTGCGACCTGTTTATAAAACTAAGAAGACGAGGCGTAGCAAAAAGCCCCGTATTATCGATAATCCTGATCCTGAAGCCTATCTTAAATGGAAGACAAGACATGTAGAAAAGAATCCCGGTCCAGAACCGGTCATACCATATACAGAACTTTTCGATTTTCCGTTTTATCAAAAACTTATAGATTTAAACTACAAGCGTAATCGTAAGATAGATCGATCAGAAGAATATCTTTGTGTGTGTGGCAATTATCATAATTCAATATGTCCATATTTTAAGAACCTTGAATATATTTCCACTAGCAAAAATGATTTTGTTCGTGACACCTATCTACAAAACCTCTATGATGAGTATCTTACACATAGTGGTGGTGCCGACACAAAATCTTATTTATTATTGCCATTCACTGCACTTTATGTGGTGCATGGGGCAATATCTAATTTTGATGCTGTATTTTTCACTAAAACAACCAGTTACATATATTATCGTATTTTTCCAATCATACAGTTGCCTATTTTGAGGCAAAAATATGAGAGGGAATTGAAAAGTAATGAAAATGGTGATTTAGTGATTGTATCAAATATTAAGAATGTATATGGTTTTCGACGTGACATCATCCAGAATGATGAAGGAACCAATCACAATCCATTCTGTCCAACTGAACAGAATTTGGCTAGGGTGGGCCAATTAAATTTTCCAAAGGATGATAAATATTTTCAAAAATTTTCTGAGGAAGATGCTGTTGAAATCGATAGGCAGCTCCATCTTGTTGTAAAGATTTTTGAGGTTGTTAGTCGACCTGTTCGTCCATCTATAATTGATGACATATCCTCAGATGAAGAATCCAACCATGAAAATTCTAAGATTTCTTTGGCTACTCCATCTCATTTGGAATATAAAAGAAAAGAGCCATCGCCTAAAGTCTCGTTGTTAGAACCTACATGTTCAGACATGAAGAAGACATGCTCGATAAGATTAACTGTGCTACAGGAGGCTGAAAAAGAAGCAATCTCTACTTTGGCTCATGTAGAGAGAATTGACACAGAGTTAAAAGATTCTTATGAATGTTCACTCCTTAAGAAACAGGATGAGGAATTTCGTGCCAAGACCATGTTGTATAACATTGAGAAGTCCTATTCCAAACCTATAGATGATGATCTTGATGATACTTTGTCATCAGTATCTGATGATCATTCAACAGATCAGCTTTACACATCAAAATTTAAATCAGCCCGACGTAAAGCAAAAAGACAACAAAGACAGCGAAAAAACCGTGTTACGTTGGATAGGTTAAAATTGGAGGCTGAGGCAAAAGGTCAAGTTTTTGAGATAACCCCAGAGCAGGTGGCAAGTCTCAAAATTGAGTCAGACACATCATGTTCATCAGAATCATCAAAAAATTTTCCTAATTTGGGAAAAGACACAATCATCAATCTTGATGACGGTGTCGTAGAATCAGACACATTTAAATATTATAATCAGACTGATTACTATTCCTTAAAGAGAATGATCGCTTTGAAACGTCAAATAATGACGCACAAAAAGTTTGTGTATCTTGACCTTTATATGACTTTATTTTTCATGTATTTAATTACATTTGCATCAACATATAGTACTGGTAAAGATGCAACGGTATTGGTTTTTAGCATTTTCCAATTCGCTCGCATGTGTAATATTAATGAAAAAGGGGAAAGAATATCATTACCAGTTGATAGTTTCTTTCTTACATTATTTGGTATATTAATTGGAGTAATCTTTCAGGGATGTGTTTGGTGGACAACTCTGTATTTTGGTATTGCTGATAATATTTTGTTTCAGCTGTTATTTCCATTAAAATTCTTTTATCTGTTTAAAAAATTTTTAATATTTTTTCCGTTGTTCTTTAAAGATGAAGCTGTCTATCTACGTCGGAAAGAAAATCAAATCTTGGATTTAGAAGCAAGAGCAAATAAAACCTTTACAGTCCTGGTTAATGAATTATCCTTGGGAATTAATATTAATAAACCAGTTAAAACTAGGGTCAATTTATCGTTCCACGAAGAATTTAATTTTACAACTGACACTGATGTACGTTCAGCGTTACATGGTGTCGGAAAACCCACAAAATATAAAACGAAATTATTCAATATGGTTACTGATGATACATATATTACTCCACGATTAAATGAGAAATTGTGGTATATTCTTAAACATGATGATTCTTGGCTAACATTTTTTGGATTATCATCACTTTACTGTTTTATGACTGATTATGATAATGTACCATTTGTAATAAAGAACAGTACTGAACCAGTTTTAATTTCGAAAGCTTTGTTTTCAGAATCATGTGGAGTTAGAACCATCAATCGTATTGAGGAATTAGAAGTTTTGAAAACCAAAATGTTGATTTCTGCCAAATTATGTTCTTCAGTGAATATACCTGAAATGTTGAATGATTCCCGATCTTTTGTTTATTCAAATTCTCTTGAATATTCATTCCATGCACTGAAACATCATTATAATCTCAATGTACTGAGGCCTTTTCGGCTTCGGGCCCCCCAGCCAGAGTATATCTCTACGGATACAGACCAGATGAGGTTGGTGTTCCAGAGAGTGGTGACCTTAGTTCGGCTTTCAAGCTTCGTTCTTATGCTCCTCCACCTATTACTGGCGGTCGAAGGCCCTATCGAGTATCTCTCGGCTGTCATTTTAATGGTGCTGCAACTCCTGTTTGCGATTTTAGAGATCCATCTACCTTACTCAGAGGTTGCAAAAAGAGAATCGGACCTGTTATGCCTAAGGCCGATCCTAAACTTATGGAAGAACTACATGTTTTCAACGACATGTTCATGCGTACTTACTTTTCTGATTGTGTGTTGGAACCTGATGAAGATCTATCAGTTAAAACATGGTTAGATTCAACACACTACCCAAAATATCGCAGAGATGAACTGTATAAAATATATAAAAATACAGAACAGTTCAGACATAAGAAAACGCGAGAAGTAATGGTCCATGGGAAAGATGAATCATATTCGAAATTTGCCGAAGCACGAGGCATTTACTCAAGATCAGATGAATTTAAGATTGATTCCGGTCCCCTATTTGCCAAAATATCTAAAAAATTTTTTGCAAAACCCTACTTTTTCAAAAATGTGAGACAATTTGATAAAATAAAACATTTGAAAAAGAGGATGGCAAAACAGGGAATTGCTTGGGATTCGGATTTTTCATCGTTTGAATCTACATTCCAACCTGAACAGATGGAATTTGAATTCAATTTTTACAAATATTGTTGTGGAAATAACCCAAATGCTCTTTCAAAACTTGAATATATTAAGAGCGTACTTACAGGAAAAAATATATGTAAATCGAAGTATTTTACATTTGAAGTTGATGCTCGGCGTATGTCTGGCGAAATGAATACAAGTTTGGGCAATTCATACTTCAATCTTCTCATTTCAGCTTTTATAGCTTATAAATCTGGAAATTCTCTTGATGAAATAATGGCCTCTATCTTAATTGAGGGTGACGATTGTTTGTGTAAAACTACAATTGTACCTGATGTCAGTATGTATGAAAAATTAGGTGCTAAGGTCAAACAAAACTATTATCCCGATCCCACACATGCATCTTTTTGTGGTATGATATTTGACATGGACGCAGAACAGATCATTGTTGACCCTATAGACAAATTGTTGAATTTGTTCTACACAAATGAAAGTTATTTAATGTCCAATCAAAGAGTTCATAATGACCTACTTAAAGCTAAAGCAATGTCCTTGTTATATTCTTACCCTGGTTGTCCAATTATTGGCGAAGCCTGTAAATGGATAATGAAAAATACAGTATCGGCAGATCCCTCGCGAATATTACGAACAAATATGTCAGTCTATGAACGTGAGAAATGGAATGATATTTTAAAAACTCCAATTCCATTTCAAGAACCTAAATTAAAAACTCGATTATTGATGGAAGAAAAATTTTCAATACCTGTCAGTTTTCAACTGCGTTTGGAAAATCACTTTAAAACCATGGATAAATTAGCGCCCTGGTCCTTTCCAGAATTGCTGGAATATTGTAAATCCGAGTATACAACATATTATGACATCTATTCATTATCATCTCCTATTATTACAGCTGCAAAGCTGTCTGAGAAATTTCTCTAATAAAAATGAAAATCCTCCTACGAGGGGTTACTCCATTAAATATTATTATTTAACTAATGTCAGACATTTATATGCCAGATAATATCGCGACTAAGATCGAAAGATCCGAAAACAAACTTACTCAAGTCCTAACTGAATGTGAAATATCAGCAGCTGGGCAATCATGGATCAAACACGTGTTTGATCCATTTAAAGACTCCCAGGATGCTCCACCTTGTGTTGGACGTCCAGATGTCGGGCAGAGAAACGTTGTGGTTTCGAAATACGTGAGTTCAGTCACAGTATCTCGACCTGCAACGGTTCCTGCCGGCTCAAATTGGGATTGTCATATTTACAATAGCCAAATGAACAATGTTTTGCAATTATGTCCTTTTAATAGAATCAGTAATAATCTAGTTCAAGATGTTGGCAACGGCACTCAACCAGTTGGAGGAATTCAAATAATTGCAGGTCCTGCTGGAAGTGTTTTGTCTTATCCCTTCACGGTAGCAAACATTGGTTTACCATATAGCTTTTATGGAGGTGCAAATGAAACCAGAGTTATTGGAAAAGCACACGAAATTCGTAATACTACTGCTCCATTGACTGTCCAAGGACAGCTGTTACATTATGAAAGAACGATGCCACCACCAGAAGAAATGATTGTTGCCACCACATTTTGTGATGCAGTAGTGGCTGCACGTTATGGAAGTATGGATTGCTATTATGATGATTTAGCACCTAGTGCCCCAGCTTCTTTACTTCAATTACCCAAATCAAGGCAACTATTAGCTAAAGAAGGGGTTTATCAAGTTTGCACAGAGTGTTCATCAACAAATTTACCAGGAACCGATAGAGCTGTCAATGTCATATATAAGGATGATGTTGCTACATCAACTTATCTTATTAGACCAACATGGAATCTTGCTCCAGCCTCTGCTATACAAGCACCATCAATTTTGACAGCTGAATACCCTTTCTTGAGTCCATTTAATGTTAATGGATCTTACCTTACTGGATTAAGTTCTGAAACCACATTGGTGGTAACTGGAATATGGTTTGTAGAAACAACTCCAGCCACGTCAGACACCAGATTGATGAGTTTGGCTCATCCAAGTCCTCCCTACGATTTCTGCGCCTTAAAGAAGTACTCTGAAATAGCGCATTCTTTACCATCTGGCACAGCTTTGAAGAACAATGGCGCCGGAGATTGGATAGCTAATATTGCAGACCTTGCATCAGCTGCTGGTTTGCCAGGAGCAGGTCTTGTTAGCACTGGTGCTAAGCTTATCAACAAAATTCAGGATTTTTATAACTCTGATTTTGGTAAAATGACCCTAACAGGTAATGCTCCTAGTGCTGCAAAGAAAAGACCGCAAAATAGCGTAACTGTGAAAACTCGACCTCGACCGCGTCAAATGATAGGTTCACAACCTGTCGCCTTTAAAATTGTAACACCTAAAGTTAAAAACTCGAATACAAGAAAAAGAAAACCAAGAAATCAACGAAACCAGAATTCTAACCGAAATGTTAGAAAGTAATTTCAACATATTTTTAGAAAATTGTTTGGGCTGAACACCAAACATTTGGGCCTTCATGAAATCCGTGTCACACCGGTGCCCTTTGAAGTGAAATTATTTTTATGTAAGTATTTTTGTGCAAACATCTTACCTTTCTATGTTTCTTGAGAAAGAAGCAGAACAGACGATAACTGTATAAAACGGGG